GAGGGATATTTACAGAGGGCTTTGGATTTGATTGTGCTTCCTTCAGGATGTAAATAGACCCCCACAAAGATCAATACTTGGTAGCCGTTTCATGCGAAGACCATTGCTTGCTTGGCAATGGTCTTTTTCTTTTGGCATGAGAAAAAATTTAACATGGATTTTTTCATCTGGATTTTGTGTATATTTCATGGACACGGATAACGAGGAAACCACTTATATTCATGTGTTTTTTTGATTTTTCGTCAAATTCCATCTATACACTCCATTTACATTTTTGATTTCTTCCACCATCTATTTACCCCTTCCATTTTATAGCATTTCTTGCGGAATCATTTTTGTCTCTTATCATCTAATGCAGAAACGAATAAGGCCTATTTGTTTTTGGAAAGGTTTGGATGATGCAATCCAAAATGAATCAGACGGTTTTTGTCGCTAATTCTGAAATGGTGGCAGAAATGACCGTCAATAAAGTTGTGAAGAAAGATGGAAGGTGGTATGTGGAATCAGAGGAGGGAAAGAACTTGGGGAAGAAGGAAGGGTATGATACAAAAGAGGCGGCGGAGAAGCGATTGAAGCAAGTCGAGTATTTCAAACACGCCAAGAACGAACTCGTCACATTAAAATCCAATGTCACTCCTTCTGTCAGAAATGATAGAATGGAAGACAAGGATTGGCTTGTCGTTCCAATGGTAATGCTTGTGGAAGGTGTTCACAACGGTTCTTGCGGAGCGTTGTATTATCCAAAAGAAGAACTTGAGAAAACACCTGCATCTTGGAATCACAAACCCGTTGTAGTATATCATCCAAATGGACCTACCGCTTGTGACCCTGATGTTATCACAAATCGAAAAGTTGGTGTAATTATGAACACCAAGTTTGATGGAGGGAAGTTGAAAGCAGAAGCGTGGCTTGATCCAGATCGAATAAAAAAGATAGACAATCGAATTGCCGATGCAATTGAAAATAAGTCCATGATGGAATTGTCTACTGGTTTGTTTACAGATTTGGAAGGACCGGATGGTGATTGGGGACAGGAGCATTATGATGCAATTGCAGTGAACTACAGGCCGGATCATCTTGCGTTACTGCCAGATATGAAGGGAGCATGTTCAATGGAAGATGGAGCTGGATTTTTGCGGTTGAATTCAGAGAAGGAGAAAAAGACGGAGGATAGAATTTCAAAGTTGTGGGCGGATACATATTTTCCAGTTTTGCGAGCAGCTGGAATTGACACAACCAAATTAACTTCTAACGAATTGAGCCATTCGGCTGTATTTATGCAACTGGATGGACTCGTTAGAAAGAAAAATAGCAATGCGTGGATAGAGGAGGTATTTGATTCTTTTCTTTGCTACAGTGTAAACGGCGAGCTTTTCAAACAGGAATATGAAGTGGGGAAGGATGATGTTATTACATTGAAGAATACTCCTGAGCCTGTCGTTCGCGTAGTTCAATATAAGACCAAAAGTGGGACATTTCTTGAAGTAAAAAATGATAATCAAGATGGAAAGGAACAATCAATGAACAAGGATGAGCTTATCAAGAAACTGCTTGAGAATGGTGATAGTGGATGGACGGACAAGGATAAGGAGATTCTGAATTCGATGGATGAGAAGGTGTTGGGGGTGATTGTAGAGAAGGTTGATAATCGTGCAGCGGCTGAGGCTGCGGAAAAGAAGAAGGCTGAAGAGGAGGCGGCGAAGAACAAGGCTGCTGAAACGAAGAAAGCTGAAACCAAAACTGAAAGTGCTGCTGTAACGACTACGAATGTTGCAGTGGAGAACAAGACGGAGCCGAAGAAGCCTATGACTGAAGAGGAGTACATTGCTACTGCCCCCAAAAACATTCAGAATGTGTTGACGAGAGGGCTGAAGGCATACAATTCTGAGGTGTCGAGGCTGATTAAGATCATCAAATCCAATCCAAAGTGCTCCTTCAGTGACGAGTATTTGCAGAATCGAGAGTTGGATGAACTTGTTGGGTTGGCGAAGATTGCTGCACCGGAAGACAAACCTCTCGATCAAAACTCCATTCTGATGCCTGATTATAGTGGGCAGGCTGAAACTGCGACGGCAAATGCTGATGTTGAGGTGCTGGATTTGCCGGTGATGTCTTTTGATGCGAAGTAATCTGACTGACAAAATGCGTTTATCATTGGAAAGGACAATACAATGGCATTGAACACGATTTCGAGAATTCACAGTAAGGGAAATTACCGATATGAGGAGCATGTGGCAAATGCTGCATTGTCTCCCGGACATCTTCTGGAGATCAATTCGAGCAATAAAGTGTTGAAGCACCACTCCGGCAGTACGGTAGGAGAGGCTTTGTTTGCGATGGAAGATGCGTTGCAAGGGAAGACGGTAGATGATGCTTATTCTGCTAATGAGGTTGTTCCGTGCATTCTTCCTGCCAAGGGTTCTGTTGTAAATGCTATGTTGTATGCAGGCGTGAATTATACGGTAGGCACGATTCTTGAGAGCAAAGGAGACGGAACGCTGACATCTGGCACTACCTATCCTATTGCTGTTGTTGAAGATTCCGAGTGTGATTTGACTGGGAGTAATGCGACTGATACTTTGCATCCGGTCCGTATTCTGTAATGAATTTTGATTAGTTTGATTGGGAAAGGATAAACAAATGGATTACATTATGAATGGAAGTGCTATTGGGCCGGTTGCAAACGAGCTTTTGGCTAATGGGTTCGATCTGCGTAGCCGACGTCCTTACATCGGTAAGGATGGAAGAGGTTATGTTGTAACCACTCAGAATGGCAAGAACGTTGCGGTTCCGGCTCGAAACGCGGATGCGACATTGCGTTACGATGAATGGAAGCAGTTTGATGAGGCTGTTCTGAAAGCTGCCCGTCCTCGTCTTCGTGGTGTTGCTGACCTTCGTGCTGCTGGTCTGACCTACACGATTCCGAATGGTATGGGCAAGACTGTGTTTGTTACGGAGAAGATGAGTGACCCTGGGAATGCAGCGATCAGCATGGATGGGCTGAGGGCGGCTGCGAGTGATCGTCCGGTGTTTGAGATTGAAAATCTTCCGTTGCCTATCATCAGCAGCGATTTTTCGTTCTCGGCACGCCAGCTTGCAGCCAGCCGTAACGGCAATACCCCGCTCGATACGGCAATGGCAGAAGCAGCGGCTCGTAGAGTTGCGGAAGAGGCCGAAAAGCTCCTGATCGGCAACAGTACTCAATGGGCCCGTACGAAGACTTATGGTGGTGGATACATTTATGGACTGACCACTCATCCTGATGTTACTGCTGTGAGTATCACTGCTCCTACGACCTCTGGTTGGACCGGAGAGACGTTGGTAAATGACATTCTGGAGATGATCCAGGCGTCTCTTGACGATTATCATTATGGTCCGTGGGCTGTGTATTTCTCGCCGAGTTGGACTCGTTATCTTGGCGATGACTTCAAGGCTGCAAGCGACAAGACCATTATGCAGCGTATCAAGGAGATTGACGGGCTGATTTCTGTTCGGACGCTGGATTATATGACCGGCTATACAATTCTTCTTGTTCAGATGACATCCGATGTGATTCGCGAGATCATCGGAATGGACATGACGACGGTTCAGTGGGAGACGAATGGTGGGCTTGAGGTGAATTTCAAGGTTATGGCCATTATGGTTCCGCAAGTTCGTTCTGACAAGAACGACCGTTGTGGAATTGTGTATGGTTCGTAATCGATTGTGAGCATATGAAAAATGTCTTGGAAAGGACAAAATGATGTTGTTCAAAGTGTTGTGTGCAAGTTTTCGGGAGAACAAAGAGGTCTATAATAGAGGTGATTTTGTAGAGTCGGCACGGGATCTCTGTGCGTTTTTTCCGGGCAAGTTTGACTTGGTACGAGATGATCCTACTCCATCTCGTCCAAGAATTGCGTCGGTGGTTCCTCCTTCTTCCGCTACAGGGGGTGTCTCTAAAAAAGCACCCCCTGTAGTTACTTCTAAAAGGAGTAAGAAGAATGAGGAACTTGTGAAGAAAGAAGAGGAGGTGATAGAAGAGGCGGTTGAACCTGATTGGCGAAATCAGCATGAAGGTTGGGCAGATGTGACCGAAGAGTTTCCAGCAGCAGAACCGTTCAAGGTTTCGGTTATGTTTGATGGGGACGTGTATCATGTTGTAAATCAGAAGGATGGAAGTGTTTTGAATGGAGACGAAAAGTTGGATAAAGCGAAGGCTGTTCGACTGTTTCTGAAAAACTATTCTGAGGAATAAGAGATGCCTCGGTGGACTCCAGAAAAATGTTGGGACCAGCAGGACGTGTTTATCATAGGAGGCGGTCCCTCTTTGGAGAAGTTCAATTGGGAGCTTCTCAAGATGGAGAACACGATAGGATGCAACACTGCGTTTATCCAAGGACCAGAAATATGCAAGATTTGTATTTTTGGTGATTTCAAATGGTGGGAGCGATTTCAAGAACCTCTTTCAAAATATGCAGAATCTGGAGGGACTGTTTTCACAAACAATCAGAAACTTTTCAATATGAAAGTAAAATGGTTGTGGGTGATGGGGAGGGAGTCTCGCGGATTGCATGAAAGAAGTTTGGGATGGAATGGTAATACAGGTGCTTCTGCAATCAATCTTGCCATTTTGTTAGGAGCCAAGAGAATTTTTCTACTTGGCTTTGATATGAAGCATATCGATGGAAGGTCGAACTGGCATAACTGTATCATTGATAAAAACCTTGTTCGACCTTCCGTTTATCCTACCTTTTGTGTCCAATTCCGATTTGTGGTAAAAGATTGGAAAGAGAAGTTTCCAAATGTTGAAATTTGGAATGTAACATCAGATAGTGGTTTATCTCGCGAATTGATACCTTGGCTGGATCCTGTGGAATTTTGGGCCGCGAGAGAAAAAAATAGAATGGAACCTATAGAGGTTTCTTGATATGAGTGTAAGAACGACAAGTGAAGCTGTGGCGGACATCATTGAAACGGATGTTGCTATTGATTTGACTCCGTTCATCGCCACATCCAGTGCCTTGGTGACAAAGCATTGTGCTGAAAAGAATTCAGCATACACAGAGGCGGAATTAGAGTTGATTGAGCGATGGTTGGCGGCGCATTGTTATACCGTACGGGATCCAAGGACGACGCGAGAGGATCTTGGGAAATTGGAAACGACATTTCAAAGTAAAGTTGATCTTGGTTTCAACACTTCTCATTATGGACAGATGGCCATGATGCTTGATTGGTATGGCGGATTGGCAGCTTTGAATGAGACTATGATAAATGGAGGTGGGAGGAGAGTTGTCGGCATTACGTGGCTTGGAGAGGAATCTGAGACATTAGAGGAGTAATTATGGTGAATTCGAGTAATAAGCATGGAAATGGAACATGGACAAAATTAGCTGTTTGCATTATGGGTGCAATAACTTTATTTTCAACCGGATGGGCTTCGAGTTCTACATTGGCTTGGCAAGACATCAAAAGGATCGATATACAAGGAACACAGAGAACGAAAGAGTTGGAAGTGAGAGTTACAAAATTAGAGACAATGGTGGAAATCACGTTGTCTCAAATACACAGTACATTGAAAGTAATTCAATATGATTTGAAACGTCATACGGAATCATATCCGTATCCTCCATCGAGAGAACGCGATAATGAGTAATCTCAAAAACAGATATATGAAACAGACAGCGGTGTATTGGGCACCCGAGGATGCACATGATGATTATGGGCAACCTGTGTATGCTGATCCTGTTGAAAAATCTTGTAGATGGGAGGATGTGGCAGAATCATTTGTTGGGGCAAAAGGGGCATTGGAGACTTCAAAATCTGTAGTTTTTATTGATGGTGTTGTGGTTGGCGGATTGTTGATGTTGGGTGAGTTGTCTTCAAGTGTGAATCTTGTGAGTTTGAGAGAAAATGAAGCAGTGTGGGAAATACGGCAGGTAGAATCGATACCGAATAGAAATGCAAGTGTGACTTATATGTGGGCATATTTATGAGTAAGCCGAGGTTTCCGACAGTTCTGTACTTGGAAGGAATTGATACGCTCTTGAAAAACAAGGATAGAGCGAATGCGAAAATCGGACAGGCTGTGGAGAAAGGTTTGTTGGCCGGAGGAGTGTATCTCAGGAAAAAGAGTCTTGAAATTGTACCTGTTCAAATGGGCAATTTGCATGGTTCTGCATATCCGCCAAGAAATGTAGGAGGGAGAGGACTGAGGGCTGATGTTGTGGTGGGATATACGGCGGAATATGCACCTTGGGTCCACGAGATCCCATCTCCACGTGTGACACATGGAAAAGAATTTAATATCAAACATGCGGCAGAGATTGCTGCGGCTGTGGGGACACCGTTGGGGACGGCAAAGGGTGGTATGTTTTTGAGGAAACCAGAGGAGCAATGGAAATTTCTTGAGAAGCCGATGAAGACGGAACGAAAGAACATTTTCAAGATCATTGGAAATTATATTAGGGCTGTGAGATAGGATGGATTGTCCAGGACACGCCGCTGTCCATGACGGTACTGGGCGTGGTGCTCAAGATGTTGCAGGAAGATGCAGGAAGGTAAACGAAACGCTTTAAGATGAGGTGAACCATGTCGTTACTACAGATCAGTCAGGCATATCGTGGTGAGGGAACCCTGTTGAGGCGGGTAGAGGGCGCGTGTCTGACGACGGCGGCCTACATCCGTATCGAAGACCCGGCGACGGAGAACCATGCGAACCGGCTCCTGTGGATGCAAGCCGTCCAAGCCGATGCCACGGCAGAGGCACGCAAGATGCTGCCGCGTGTCCTTGAGAATGGTGACATTTCAGGCAATACCGATGGTGTCGCTGATGACACGATCCAGTATGTCGTGGATGTCAACGTCAACGAATTTGCGACGGGAGAATAGAGATGGCAACGAACGCAATCCTCTCCAAGGCGGGGACGCCCGTCGTCTTCCAGGACGCCGATGGGGATGTGACGTTTACCCTAAAGGATGGTGTGGCGGCTGGCAACGGCCAGGTCTCCAACCAGTGGGATCGTGGAGCGGCCGCCAGGGCGACGACCTATCTCATGGATGCGGCGATCAAGTGGGCGGAAACCCCGACGCTTGGGGACGTCTGTCGCATCTTTCTGAGCGACAGTGAGGCAACGGGGCGGGATCTGAGTTCGGATGGGGATGTGACGCCGGAAACGAAATTCGACAACTTCCGGTTCGTCGGCCAGGTGGTGTGTTCGGTGGCGGCCGACCAGACGTTCTACGCATCCTTCCTCGTGGAGATCGTCGGTCGATATGTGAATCTCGGGGTCTGGAACGCCTCTGCCACCAAGACACTCAATGCCACGAGCAAGGCATCCTCGATCACACTGACTCCAATCTATCCGGACATTCAGGCGGCGACGTGACATGAGCTTGATCCTGCCCACGTTTGACAAACGCATCAAGCCGCCTCTCGGCACGCCGCTCAATCCCCATTTGTCCATCAACCGGGGTCTCTTCGGCTTCTGGCCGATGAACGAGGGCGGCGGGAACATCGTTCGGGATGTGAGCGGGCGGGGGAATACGGGGACGATCGTAGGGGCGTCGTGGGGAGCCAACTGTCTATCCTTTGGTCGAGACGCCGACCGTGTTATTGCTCCCGTGCAACTGGACCCCGATGCAGGCACCGTTGTTGTGCGGTGGCAGCCCAACTGGTCTGATGCGGATGTAATTAGTCTATATTTGTATCTGTGGGATATGTACGGCGGGGCCAATCGCCGATTTGCCTTGTTACGCAACAGCACGCGGTTTGAGCTATACACCAACTCGTCAAGTCGCGGCAATCTCCTCGTCAGTATAACAGCAGGGCAGTGGTATACGTTCGCCCTGGTCTGGGGCAGAAACGATCTGTACGTCAATGGTGTATACGTAGATACATTTAGCGACGGAGGTCTTGGGTCTGGGGCAGACGACATCTACATCGGGGATCGTTACGCGTCCACTCCTCGCGGGCTGGATGGCCAGGTAGATTTCTTCCGTATCTACAACCGTATCCTCACCCCCTCCGAAATACAGGGCCTCTACCGCGACCCGTACCAGGGCTTCCGCCGCCCGGCCATCGAACTGTGGGGAGCGGTGCTGGGTGGCGGGGCGTCGTCGTACACGGGCTCTGGTGGTGGCACGGCAACAAAGGCAACGGCCTCTGCGTCTGCAACGTTTACTGCCCCCGAGTATTCTGCGACAGGCAGTGCGTCTGTAACCAAGGCGACAGCTTCTGCGTCTGCGACATTCACCGCCCCCGCGTATGCGGGTTCGGGTGGTGGGACAATCGCACAGCCATCAGCAGCGGCATCTGGCACGTATGCAGTTGCGGTCTACAGCGGGACCGGAACTGCTTCATGCCAGCAGCCGACGCTTTCAGCCTCAGCCACCTTCACTGTCCCAGTCTACGCTGGCACAGGCTCAGTTTCGTTTACTAAAGCGTCGGCTTCTGCCTCTGCCACCTTCACGGCCCCGATGTACTCCGGGACAGGATCAGCTTCGTTCGACAAAGCCATAGCGAATGCTTCGGGTTTGTACTCGGTGGCGATCTACGCTGGATCGGGAGCGGCTTCGTTCGACAGAGCAACGGCATCGGCAGCAGGAACCTACACGATTCCAGTCTATGCAGGTTCGGGGACTTTTGCGGCAAGAAATGTTACTGCTGGATCGGAAGGGACATTCGTAGTTCCGGCCTATGCGGGCTCTGGCACCATGCTTGTGTCCAAGGCGACGGCTTCTGCTTCTGGTTTGTACTCGGTAGCACTGTATGAGGGCACGGGCAGTGCGGCGGTGTCGGGTGTGATGGCTGGGGCGACGGGAACGTACACGCTTCCTGTGTACGCTGGCGAAGGTTCGCCGGATGTTGACCGTCTGATAGCTGATGCCAGTGGCACGTTTGTCGTTCCGATCTATTCGGGATCGGGGACTGGTGTGTTGCGGACGCCCACAGCATCCGCATCTGGTCTGTATTCCTCCGTATTGTATGTTGGTACAGGAAGTGCGGTTGTTTCAAGTGTTGTTGCGGATGCGTCTGGAACATATGTGTTGCCAATTTATGTTGGCGATGGATCTCCGGAAATAACATCTCCAACAGCCAGTTCAACTGGAACTTTTGTTGCTCCAGTGTATTCTGGTACGGGTAGTGGTTCGTTCCGAAAGGCAATTGCTTCTGCCTCTGGTTTGTATGCATCTATAATGTATACTGGAAGTGGAGGCGGGCAGGCAGAAAGGGCTACGGCGGACGCAGTTGGTGCATTTACGGTTCCGAGTTATTTTGGAATTGGAAATGTGCTTTGTTCCAAGGCGGAGGCTTTGGCAACCGGAACTTTTGTTGCTTCGAGTTATTCCGGTTATGGTACTATAACAGTAAAATCGCCAACAGCATCAGCAAATGGATTGTATGGCCTGATCTACAGTGGATCTGGCCAAGCAGTATTTGGAAAAGCTGAGGCATTTGCAGATGGGACATTCGTATTGCCATCCATGATGTTGTCAGCAGTGTTTCTTTTGATAAAAAGGAGTAAATGACATGGCTATGAGATTGACGAATGCGGCAGCGTCGGCGGCGGCCGATAGCACAGGATTGAGGGCTTATATTGGAGCTACTCCGAAAATTACATTCTACGAAGGTGCTGTGAATGCCAATGCCGAATTGGCTCCTGCCGGCGATGATTTAGTTACGGTGACGCTGGCGGCGTTTGGAGAGGCGAGCAATGGAGCGATTGAATCCACCGGCGGCAATGCGACGGCAACGGATTCTGGAACGGTTGGTTGTTGGGCTCTTTTCAAGGCGGACGGAACTACGAAGGTTGCTGATGGGGATGTTGCTGAGGGTTCTGGAGGTGACATCAATTTTGATGAAACCGAATGGTTAGCAGGTGGGACGGTGTCTGTCGGAACGCTGACCTTGACCATTCCTCCGGCATAATGTGTTTTTGAATTGTGTAGTTTGGCAGACTTCGGACATAGGAAGTCTGCCATGGACCAATGGGTGTTTGGTGATTGTATGAGAAAGTTTGGTGTGGAACCTGGAGTATAGCCATGCAGTCTTTTACAGTAGGTGTGTCAAATACATTGTTTGTGGATATGGTGGCAAGAGCTACAGGAACACCAATTACTTCTGGTACTGTGACGTTTTATTTGCAGGCGTTGACTGGTGTGAATGCTGGAAAATGGTTTCGCACAAGCGATGATACATGGCAGGAGACAGAAGAAGCGGCAGGTGTTGGGGCGCATCAGGCGGATGGACACTGGACATGTACGGTGGATTCTGCTGCGTGGATTTCTGGTGTTCGGTATTTTTTGTATGCGAAGGAATCTGGAAACTTGCACATTCCATATTGTGAAGAGATTACCGATAGGATGGCTGCTCCTACAAACATTACAGTGGAAACTACGGTGATTGAGTAAGAAATGGCTACACTGAAATTCACATTCAAAGTGGCAAGTGTTCTTGCAGATGCAACGAGTGCTGTGCTTGCAGATCCAAGCGGTACGTTTGGCATCAGAAGAACGGATACAGAGGAAGTTGTTGTTGCTGCTGATACTGCGATGGCGAAGACAGCGACAGGAACATATGAATATGATTTCAGTGCCGATATAGCCAATGTTGAGTATCAGTTTTATGTGAAATGTGAATATGGCGGAGAAACGCATTACTTTGAAACGATCTATACTGCATCGGGTGTTCCAGATGTAATTACAGAAGGTCGAACGATGCCTTCTGAAGTTGTAGCCAAATATTCTACAGACACAGCAAATCTCTTTTCCAAACCATCTGACAATACAGACTGGCCTTTGTACATTGGTTATATGCCAGACAAAAAAGGAACCCCTGTCAATTGTGCTGCAATTTTCAATACTCCCGGTATATTTGATGGAAAGGATATGAGGGAGAATATCGATCAGCATTTTGGGGTGGAGATTTTGGTAAGGGCTTTGACGGAGACCAGTGGATATGATAAGATGGCAGATATTGAAGAAGATTTCAAGGAGGTGAAAAATGTGAATATTTCTGTTGTAAGTGGAGAAATATGGAAGTTGCAGAATTTGCATCAGACTTCTTCTATTACAATGTTGGGATTGGACGAAAATAGAAGATTTATGTTTTCCATAAACTTTGCAGTTTCGATGAAGTTGCAATAATGAGAGAAAAGATCAATTAAGTAAGGAGTAACAACAATGTTTATTGATGATGGATTTCCAACGAGGATGACTTTCAGTGAATCGACTTCTGCTGCCTTGTATTTCTATGAGCGTGAAGTTACACCTCCTGGATTTAGTGCTGGTGGTGAGAATGACACGACTACAATGAGAAATACGGCATGGAGAACGAAAGCACCGAAAAAACTGATTTCGCTAACGAATGCATCTGCAACGGCAAAGTATGATCCTGCTATTCTGGATGAGATTACGGGAATGATTGGTGTGAATCAGCAGATCACCATTACTTTCCCCGATGAATCGACATGGGTGTTTTGGGGATGGATTGATGAATTCACCCCTGCTGCAATTACAGAAGGTGCGATGGCGACGGCGAATGTTACTGTTATTCCGAGTAATCAGAACTCTTCTCAAGAAGAAACTGCTCCGGTTTATACCACCTAATACCTTCGCTATAACGCTCTTAGAAGCACGAAAAAGTGAAAAGTGTAGATGGATAGGGGTCTATAGTCGATCATCGATTGTAGGCGTCTATAGACCCCTTAAAATCGATGTGGTGTAAATGTTAAATGTCTTGGAAAGGACAAATGATGGATCAGGTTGTGAAATTTTCGTTGAAGAAGAAAGCAATTGAGATTCCGATTGAACTGGAAGATGGGAGTGTAGTGGTATATGAGGTGAGGAGGGCGAGTGGGGAGAGTATTGAGAACTATTTGGATGAAAATAGCGGCAGAATTGAGACGGCGGTGGATGCGGAAGGTCGTGTGCAGATCAAACAGATCAAAACATACAAATCCATGTTCGTCTCTCTTCTCAAATACTGTCTCTATCTGAATGAATCTTTAGTTCCAGCCAAAGACATCGCGAAGTTTCCATACGATGTTCAAAAAGGATTATTTGACGAAGCTCAGGGTATCAATGGATTGAGTGTGGTTGGAAATGCAGAAGTAAAAAACTGACAGAAAGAGAAGAGGCTTGGTTTAAGCTGGCTTCTCGATTGCATATTTCTGTAGAGAAGTGCCAAAGAGAAGTAAGTTATGTTGAGTTTTTGAAGTGGATCACGTTCTTTGTCAAAGAAGAAGAGGATAAGTTTAAGAGGATTGAAAAGGAAGATTACTATTTGGCGCAAATTGCGGCAATGGTAATCGCTGCTAATTCAAAGGATCCAGGGAAGATCAAAGTTACTGATTTTCTTATAAAGTTGGATAAGAAGGATGAGCAGAAGAAATTGACAAAGGAAGAAAGGGCACAAATTGCAAAGAAGTATTGGATGGGAGTGATAGGAAGTAGCAGCAAGGCTGTAAAAAAGAAAAGGACTGCATCTAAGGGAAAACGATAATGCAGATGGACTTAGGAACATTGGTTGCCCACTTAAAACTGGATAACCAGTCGTATTTAAGTGGGATGGCTTCTGTAAATCGAAGTCTCGATCATCTATCCAATAAGATGTATTCCTTTGGTTTGAAAATGGGGCTGTATGTTACAGCCCCATTGGTTTTGCTCGGAAGAAGTTCAATAAAGGAATTTTCTGCTTTTGACAAAGCTATCACACGATCCATTGGTTTTTTGAAAGATGCAAATCTTTCAATGAAGGGAGAGTTGGCGGAAACGGCTTTGAATCTCTCCACAAAAGTAGCAACATCGGCTACAAATTTAGCGAAGGGATATGAGGAAATGGGACAGGCGGGCATGGGGTATGTAAAAGCCATGGAAGTCCTTCCTGAAGTTCAAAAATTTGCGTATGTCGGTATGATGGAAATGACGGAGGCTGTAAAGTATCTTACGAAGTCTCAGAGAGCGTTGGGAATGGAAATGGAAGACCCGATTAAGAATATGGAACAGATGAAACGGGTCTCTGATAATCTTACCTACGCCGCCATTGAATCCACCGCCAAAGTTCTTGACTTTTCCGAGGCTATGAAAAATGCTGGTCCTATGCTTCGTGTTCTCAACAAGGAGATTGAGGAGGGTGTTGCAGCATTGATGACATTGGCAAATCAGGGGCACGTTGGGTCAGAGGCAGGAACTCAGTTGTATATGGTTTATCGTGATCTACAGAGAGCTTTTATTACACATAAGAGCACGTGGAAAGAATTTGGATTGGATGTATATCACGTTACAACACGAAATATGCTGCCTCTGCATGACATTATTGCACAATTGGAGGTTATGTTTGGGAATTTAACGGATGAGGGGATGAGAACTGCGTTGATGTTGCTTGGTTTTCAGGATAGGTCGTTGAGAGCAACGCAGGCAATGATTGGGCAATCAAATACGATGCGTAGGTTTTACCATGATTTGAAGGATATTGCAGGAATTACAGATAGAGTGGCGAAGATCAATTTGACTTCGTTTGCGGATCAAATGGAAAT